GACACTTCTCAAAAACCTCCTGCAATGTTTTGCAGGAATGATTAAATTCTTCACCTTCCCTACATGCTCCATTAACTTCCCATTCAGCGTGAAGCTCTTCTAATGTATCAAATGTTTTCATGATTCAATTTTTTTAAGATAGTATTTTTCTATAAAATCGCTTCCAAGTGAATTGCCGTTATTATCAAATAATTCAATTCTTTCGGTCTCACCAATGAATTCGGTTGTAATTCCATATTCCATAAATAGCGTCATTCCTAAGGCTTCGATAGCTCCATTAAAATCATCTCCCTCTGCAAAAATATATTGCCCATGTGCCGCAAATTGCCATGGAATAGGGAATCTTACAATCCTCATCTTCTCTCCGGGCTGGTTCAGGTTAACCGATATTCTCATTTTCTAATATTTTTATTTTTTTAATTATTGAAACATCATATACATCCATAAGAGCTTTAAGCCTTCTTATTCCATTAATTACTGTCGCATGATTGTGGCCGGTTCTTTTTCCAATTTCTGAATAAATAAATCCATTTTTGCGGAGATAATACCAATAAATATACCTTGATTCAACAATATTTCTGAAACGTCTCTTATTTCGCAAATCAACATCAAATGTCTCGTTTATTTTTTGAAGTAAAATATCTGGATCGAAAAAATTAGATTTCGCATGGAAACGAAAATATAAGTCCATCTGTCTCCATTCCTCAAGCCCAAGCATTTGCGCAATCTTTATGCACATAATCGCTTCATCCGATCTTTTAGTCTTGTCGAAGTAATCCCGGAGTATGCGGGTCAGGAATTTTTTTTCTTCGTCGTTCATATCCTGAATATCCTTTGTGGTGTTGTCCTAATATAATTCATATATATTTCAGGAAGTTAAGCTTTGAATTTGTTTAAATCAAATCGCGCAACATCTTTGCTACTCTTCTATGTACAGAGTATTTCTCCATTATATTCTATGGCTTCGGCATCAAGCATCTCAAGTTTGATTTGCTCTTCAATTACATCGGCCTCTTCCTGTGTTCTTTTTATTATTTCTTTGAGCGCCTTCAATTGGTTAATTTTCTCAGCAAGTTTTTCGTCTGCCTGAATTTTCTTTTCGACCGAGCGCGGAAAGATGGCTTTTACATCCTCCCCAGTCAGCGGGGCCGGCGGAATTCCTTTGAGTACATTTTCGTTCCAAAATTCTTCGGCCCGCTCAAGAAGGAGTTGAAAGAATTCACTGTCGAATTCGTAATTCTGAAATTTAAAACCAATCCCCCGTTCCAGCCATGCGATCGCCCCGATCGGCGTTCCGATAATGCCCATATACCATTGCAGCTGGCATATCCACTCGTCCAGCGGCTCATCGAGATATTTCTGAGTGGTTTTACATTCCAAGACGCCAAGAAATCCTATTGAATTGCGGTATAATCTATCGGGCGAGGCCCAGAGATACTCTCGCCTGTAGAATACTTGTTCCCTGGGAATTTCGACAAAAAAGCCAGTTGCCTCTGCGAACATATCAGCAACCACCGCTTCTAATTTTTTACCGGCTCGTGTATATTTATTGTCAACTGTATTATCCAGCTTTTGGGTTTTTTCAAGCCAGAGTTGATAAGGGCTCTTATATCGATTGAGCCCCAAAATGGAGGCAATATCACTGCCTCCTAAGCCTTTATTTCTGTCCATACAAGCCAAGTATTTATTAGGTGATAGAATTGGTATTTCGGCAAAAGTTCTCGGTCAATGTATTCCTTAACTCCAATGTGAGGTTCGGGATTGCCATAATCGTGAAAGAAGATAATCGTATCGTCTTTTATTTGTTTTTCAATATTTTGAAAATCGCGCTTGACACCCTGATATGAGTGGTCAGCGTCAATAAATATAAGATAGCCGTGATCTCGCTCGAATCGAAATGTCTGCGAATTGCAGTTGTAGAATTTGAATTGCGACCCCCTTTCAAGTCCATATTTTGCCACCTCTTCTTCATCGGGAATTTCTCTTTCCTGATGGCCCACAACCGTCCTTCCTTTCGTCCAATCCACGCCAATAACTACCTTATTTTGGCAGAGATCGCATATTGTTGCTGATAATTGGGCCTTATTACAGCCCAATTCGATAAATGGATGCGTCGGGTAGCTTATATTGGCCGCACATAATAATGCAATTTCCTCAGGCATACAATATTCGTGATGCCGCATGAATATCCTGTCAAACGGCCAAAGTTCAACAAGCGCCGGGTTTCCGGGCACTAAAATTTTAAAGAAGTTTTTCATTTTTCGATTTTATATTTTGAATTTTTGCCCGGATATTTTTTATTGTCGATTTTGAAACTTCTTCGCCAGCGAGCTCCTCAACCCGGAATTCACCCTCTTTAATTATTGTTGCAAACCCAATGAGATCAGGAAGATGTTCCGGCTTGATGGCCGCAACTGATGGCAATCCCATGAGTTTGCATAATTTTTCTTCCGGGATGCCCAATTTTTCCCGGAACATACGGATAATCTTTTCTTTTTTCTTTAAAAAATTCTGCTCATCGGATAAATTGCCCAGCAATGCATTGGTGGCGGCTTGCTCAACCGCCATCTTGATATCTGCCGGAATTATGCGCAATATGGCATTGCGGCTGGCAATTGCGCCGGCAGCGTTACTGACAAGGTTAATCATATCATTATTGTAGCGATTGCCGTTGTGGTCAACAATAAGCCTACGCACCTCGACAAGCTCGGCATAGTTACTTTCAAGGTCTATAGCAATTCCCTGAGCAGTAACGGAATCGTAACTAATTTCCTTGATAATTTGCATTACCCTGATATTGCCATAGGTTTGGGCCAATATACGGGCCGCATGTGTTGAGAGACCCCGAATCCATTTAGTTTCCCCGGATTTGTCCTTTCGTGGGATGGAATAGAGGCATTTTTCTGCCATTTCTTTCGATGAGACGGCGATAGCCACAGCCTTGTCACGGCTAATTGTCAGGTTTCTGGGATATTTTTTGGCAATCTCAATCTGAGATTGATCGCCATTTCCATAAGTTACAATTTCTTCGCTCATAGTTTTTAGTTTAAAAATTTAAAATAGCTCTTGTGAATATGTAAGAATCTGCGCCAAATCGGTCAAGCCAGCTCAATGCCCCTTGTCCATTATAGTCATAACCATTTTGATAACGAGCAACTTGTACTATCTCCATATCTCCAAGCCTTAGATCGCAATCTTTCGAATATACGTAATCAACTGGAGCGCCTATAATTAGGATGACTTTCGTTTTCATTATTTTTTCTTTTTCGGTACTCAATTACTTAAATTATATCAAAAAGAAAGGAACATAAGTTCCCTTCCAAAGAATTATGCGACTGCCTCTGTCATAAGGAAGCAATCGGCATCCAACTGCGATAACCATATGCCGGCTGCCTCTCCCCGATATTGGTAATTGGGGTCATAATTGGCAATCTCGGCAATCTCGAGGTCGCTAAGGTCGATTGGGTCGGCTTGCCCCAGCACATAATCGCCGGGGGCCCCCAGAACTAATACTACTCTTCTTTTCATAATAAGTTTGTTTTCCCCGACCGCCACTGTCGGGGGCATATCGTCATGGGCCGTGGCCGCCCTTATATATTATCTTTCAATTTGCGCAATACATATTGCGTTGCAGGCTATCAACTCTTGCCTGCCACCATCGTATTCATCCCACCCCAATTCATATCTGTTACTGATGGCAATCGTAATATATCTGCCATCATATTCTCTTACTATATTAAGAATATAATCCCAATCTTCTGAGATTTCTTCAATCACATCTTCTATTTCATATCTCCCAACTTCGCCTTGCCATAATGGGACCACGCAGGTCCCATCCAGTTCCTGTACATCTTCCTCACCATCTATCTGGTGTGTTGAGCAATAGAGCTCATCCCCATCAGCGTATCTGTAGTTATCAGCCCTAATGCCTATTACAATATTTTCATAAAGGCGGGCTTCTATTGCCCTTCTAATTTTTTCTATTATCTCGTTTTTCATGGCTTTTGGTTTTAATTACAATCCAAATATACAACCCCGTATGCCCCGAATGCAAATTTTTCGTCAAAAATTTTACGCCGTTCGTCAACGATTTTCTTCCGTTCGTCAAAGATTTTGGGAAAAGGTGCTAAAATGACGTCGAAAAGTATCAAAACCGGAAGCCAACCTGAAGCCCCAATATTAGCCGGCTATCCACGGATGATGATTGCGCAGATACAGACAGGCCGCCATGTATGTAAGTCACCCCGATGGCAGGGTATACCTTATTAATATATATGACCCCGATAGATGGGTATATGCCACCAATAGGCCTGTAATTGCCGATGGTAACAATCTGCGGCACGTATATAATCGAGTCAATGGTTATCTGCCGGATAATAGGCCGGTAAGCCCACTGCCGGGAGAGTAGCCGGCCCGCTATGAGGTCATTAACATAGACATGCACGTCCGGGCCGATCAGACTATCATGATAAGCCGTGGTAACTGAGTCAATGGGTACCGGCTCCGGAAGAGGCTTACTTACCATCTTAATTAGGGTATCCCGGACAACAATAGTATCCACTCGCACAATGGGCGGGCGGCTGGCAATAGTGTTAATTGAGTCAATCTCTGATTGCCGGATCAACCGGTAACCATCCGGAGGACAAGGCTTGCGCAATAGTAGGCAGGCAATTATACCCGCCAGAGCCCCAACCAATATCCAGCCGAGATATTTCATGGCCTAAAACGCTTCTCGATCCACTGAAATAGCAACTCATGTAAGGATGTGCCAACCGCATAGGTTATGAGCAGCAAGCGTAGCGGCACACCCCAGAAATAGAAAGGAATTGCCACAAGCAAGGCCAAAACAAAAACGACGTAAACCATGCGAATTCCGGGAATTAATTTTTGAAGAAGCCCCAGAAAATAGCGCTTAAATGCATATGCCAGCAGCATGAATGTAAGCAGATATGCAGGATCAATGTAATTCATTACCTGATCCAGAATTTGGGCGAATGATGTTTCCATTTTCTTTCTTTTTTATCTGTTCAATAAAATCACGAATATCGAATTCCTCTGCGCAATCCAGACAAACGTACCGGGTCGCCTCAATGCGCCGCGCAATACCATATTCGCAAAGTGGGCAATAAATGAAGTTACGCAAAAGGTATGTATTTTTTTCTTCCATTTTGAACAATACTTTTTAACACCTGCTTGCGATTTTTCAGCTTACTCCGGTAACTCACATGCACCCAGTCGGGTTTTTTTTCACTGCCGAATTCCCAGATTAATTGGTCGAATTCGAGGTTATTCTTTATAAAATTAAATATCTGCGCATTATCCGGCTCACCCAGCAGGTCATTATCTAAATCCATTGCCGAATCACCATTCTGACACATATGTTGGCTGGTAGTTGAGCCGCCAATAATTTCATTTAATTGCTTATTGCGGAACATTGATGATACATGTATTGGCTTATTACCGAGCCCGGCCCGAAGCGGCTCATATATTTTCTCGGCAATCACCTTCATTGCCTCAATTTGAGCTTCATTCGGCGCATTGTTTATATTATGATTTAGCGCCGCTTTTGAAAAAATGGCCTCACGCAAAGATAGATGTTCGGAAAGCATCATCATAATTTTATTTTTATAGAATCAATCGGTTCAATTGGAGTAATTTCAATCGGCTTCACTGCCCTTGCTATTTTAATTTCTTCTACCATCGTCTTTAATTCATCAACAGGCTTAGCCTCAACATATTCCAGCACATCGGTTAAGTCTTTTGATACGTTCAGCGCCTGTTCGATTTCGCTCTCATCTTTTATTTCTATACATCCGATGTTTCTCCCTTCCGGTGTATCAATCCACTCTTCTCCTATGATAACATCAACCCTTTCTCCGGTTTCATTATCAATATATATTCCGTTTGCCTTGATTTTTTTTACCCACATAGTTTTATATATTTTTAGTTAACCACTGTCCATCCCTTAGAAGTAGCAATGCTTGTATCGCAAGAACCAGCCCCCAGAGCTCCAGTTATCTTAATAGTCTTTCCACTTATTGTAGGAAGGTCGCCAAACAGGTCATTCAGCGCACTGGCACTCATCCTGGTATAACTCACATCTATTTGAGGTGATGCCCCGCCAAATCCTGAACTTGCAGCATTGTACAGCCTAACTACTTCTGCGCCATTTAGATTAGAAGAATTGAGCCCTTTAATATCTATTTTTGAAATTCTTGCATAGATATTGTAAATTTTATTTTGTGGTACTGGATAGTTTGATGCACTTGCTACTGAAAAATTAGTAAAATCAACATCAACAGTTCTACTACCTAAATTTTCTAAATTGTTTATTTGCTGAACTGCTGAGTTTTGAAACATATTTGCTGCATTAGTTACATTCTGACCATATGGTAATGTCACTTCTTTAAGCTCATAGGTACAATTGAATACGAATGATGCATTATTACCAAATGTACAATTAATAAAATTTGCTTCCCTTAAATTATAATTAGATGAAAATGTACTAACAACTATGGCTGCATTATAAATTGTAATCCTTTCCAGATTATAACAATTAATGAATGCATTTCCAGCACCTGCGCCAGAATAAGTATTAATTGGCATTTTGATATGTCTTAAACTATTAGCACAGTAACATATATTAGTATAATCAGTACAAGAAAGAAGGCTATCTGGCAAAACAAGCGCAACCAGTGATGCTACGTAGATAAAAGCTGAATTAAGTGATGTAAGCCCTGTTGTTCCAAAGTAAGCCTCTAAAATTGGAAGTACAAAATTTGATGAATAAGGCACATAGTTAGTTGGTGGTTTAACTGTAAATTGAGTTATTGTATTACTTGCCCAAATCCTTACCTTGTATGTTGAATAGCCCAAAGAACAAGGCTTGCCTGAACCTACTACGTATTTATGCTGAGCAGCTGAACCTGAAGAATGAGAAGTTTGAGTACCATCTCCCCAATCAACGTAGTACGTCCCAGAGCTGGCAACTGTTACAGAAAATGCAACTGCTGCCACCCCAAAATCCCCAACAAGTAAGTTTATTTCATTATTAGCAACATCCGATACATCCAACCACTCGGGATGATGCCACCATTTATCTATATTTGGTATTGTTTCAATTTGCCTTACGTTTATAATAGGCTTAATCTTTTTTTGTCCTACAAGCACTTTCATAACTCTATATTTTTAAGCTAATGGTTCAGTAACCTTAACAACTCCTAAATCAGTATTTTCTACTATGGTTGATGTTGTTAGCTTAATCTCATAACAATATTCACCTTCCGATAAACTGGAAGTATCAGTAGTATCAAGAGTAATTTCACACTCTCCTTGTGAAGGATTGGTGAATGTGGTTATTACTTTCTGAAGTGCATTACTTGCAGCACCTACCCTTTTAACAGTAAAGATGACAGTACCACCAGTAATATTTAATCTATTACCATCATTATCTTCAAATACTATTGGTAATACGACTTTATTACCTCTTTTGATATATATTGTGTCCATAATTTAGTAGTTTAAAGTTTAACCTACTAATTTAGCACCGGATGTTACCACTAAAACCGATACAAATATACAAAATATTTTGTTTCAATTTATTTCCATAAATTCTCTTACATTATTAAGTGTATAAGTTACACTTATTAATAATGGAAGTCCGTAAACTGAATTAAAGCAAATTCCTTACCATACCCATTTTTGAAATATTCTGTAAAATCCTGTAATTTTAACCCATCATTATGAGCTACTATTCTGGGTAATAAAAAATGCCTGTTGTTTACTTTTATATAATCATAATTAATAATAACTTTTTGAACTTTAATTTTAGTTAATCTTAAAATTTCTATCTGTTTAGAATGATATGGCTTACCTTCCCAATAACGTACAGACAAAACAGCATTACCTCTATTTATATCCCTTGCTCTACGTAACCATTTTATATAATCTTCCCTGATAGTATGAACTTTCTTACCACTCAGAATACTATCAATAAAACCGGTTTCCTTACCCCTTCTCCTGTGCCACTTGGGAAATTTCTTGGAAATCATTAATACATATACTTTCATAGCACTAATTTTTAAATATTATGCTAACATAATAAGCCTCAAAGAATTGCAAAGGATCATAGTTGCTTGTCTTACACTTTTCATTGAAACCTTCAACTGTTTCAAATATAACCTTATTATCTATATTATCTAAAGCTATATAGAAACGGTCAGAATAAAAAATACAAATAATTATCCTACCATTTCTTATTAAAGGATAATTAAAGTAATCTTCATAGTAATTACTATCATATACAACATCTCCAGCATACTCAAGTTTGAGTAAGCTAACGAGATTAGCATAAAAGTTTTTATTCTTCTCCATCTTTCTTGTAATTATCTATAACATCTAAAAAACCGCTTAAATCTTTACCAACTATTTTATAGTCCCTCATTGCAATACTCATATACAACATATTAAGTATATAATTGTTGTTAGGAACAATTTGGTAAATACTTCCATCATTCAAATGAATAAGAATAGTTATCCCTTTAATTTCATCTTTAAGATTCTCAGAATCTTCTTTACCACCAGACTTCTTGCTGGAAGTAGCTTTCTTTTGTGTTTTACTCATAACAATTTGTTTTTTTAAGATTTGTATAAATTTCCTTTAATTCTGGTATATGCTTAATAAAAAATTTCCAATCTTTTTCACTTAATAAATCAGATTTATAGTATTTAATAAATTTTGGATTATTACTTAATAATAAAACCCAATTATATTTATCCAATTTATTCCAGTCACAAATTTCAGCAAATTGCGGTTGAGATAGTAAAAGCCCAGTCCAATCATCACCATCAAACTTATCCCAAGAACATAATTCAGCATATTGTGGCTGGTCTAATAAAATAATTAACCAATCTAATCCACTTAATTTATCCCATGGACAATGCTCAGCAAATTGGGTATATCCTCTACTAATTCTCCAAACCCTAAAATTCAATGGACATTTTTCAAATATTTCTTGTAAGCTGTTACAAGAATGATTAAATTTTTTACCTTCCTCGCATGCTCCATTAATTTCCCACTCAGCATGAAGTTCTTCAATCGTATTAAAAGTTTTCATGATTTGAATTTTTTTGGTTTATATACTTTTAATTGGGGGTGACGCTGTATAAGATATTCCCAATTAAGTTTTCCCAACATTTCTGCATTACAATATTTTATAAATCTGGGGTGATTATCCAACAGCATAACCCAGTCATAATAGTCTAATTTGTTCCAATCACAATACTTTGCGTATTTTGGTTTGTATGTTAATAATTTAGCCCAATCGTAACCTTGTATTTCATTCCAATTACAATGTTTTTCAAATTGCGTATATCCATGCATAAGTCTCCACAACCTAAAATTAAGTGGACATTTTTTAAAAACCTCCTGCAATGTTTTACAGGAATGGTTAAATTTTTTTCCTTCCTTGCAAGCTCCATTAATTTCCCATTCAGCGTGGAGCTCTTCAAGCGTATTAAAAGTTTTCATGATTCTGCTTCTTTAATTTTTTATAAAAAGCTTTTAATGTGGGTTGATTCTTGACCAAAAATTTCCAATCTTTTTTATGCAATATATTGAATTTGTAGTATTTGACAAATTGCGGTCTTTCAAGCAATAATACAATCCAATCAAATCTATCCAATTTTTCCCAACCACAAATATTTGCAAATTGTGGTTGGTGAGATAATAGATAAACCCAATTATATCCATCAAGTTTATCCCATTGACACAGTTCAGCGTATTTAGGTTGACGTGATAAAAGACTTGCCCAATCTACTCCATTTAATTTATCCCATGGACAATGTTCTTCAAACTGAACATAACCTCTGGAAAGTCTCCATAATCTTAATTTGAGTGGACACTTTTCAAATACTTCCTGTAATGTTTTACAAGAATGATTGAATTCTATACCTTCTA